CTTGGAGACGATGGACATTGAGCTAAACTGTTTGGGCAAAGCAGAAATTAGCATACTCTTTTGTTTTTGTGGGGAAATAAAAGATGAATTTGAAGATTGTTTCTTCTGTGACTGTGCATTAACAACATTTTGATTATTCTTGTTAACCTTTTTCAATTTATTATATTTGTTAAGCATGTTGGCCCCAGTCTGATACATTGAGGTTGCAATAGGCATACCTGCGAAAAAAGAGTTGTCAGTAACATTAGCTAATACGGGTAAAACTTTCTTAGCTGCTGACACAATGAACCGCCACCAATCACCAGCTGCATTCATTCCGACTGGCACACCAGAAGGTAATGAATTCTTGACTTTAAAATAAAGTTCAAGAGCAGTTGGGTCAAAATCGGGAGCCTTAATAGCAGCAGATATAGTGGTTGATGTTGGTAAGGGCGATATTTCTATATACCTTACTACACTTACTCTTAAAGTAGCATCGGCTGGTAAACCAGTAAAATAAGCACCTACTATATCCATAGCATTTGGGACCCACTCGATTTCAGAATATGATCCTGCAACATCCAAAACACCTTGGGAATCAGCGAGTGCATTGCTTTGAGCAACAAATGCACGTTTTGTTCGTGTTGGTACAACCAAAGGATTGTTGTGTGCGCCAAAAGTAGCTACACACATCGCACCATCCTTTGCTTCCCAAGTTTTGGAGTTCGGTATGACGGACGCCTGTGCGATAGTAGCAGGTGGTTGATGTGACTCAGTTATAGTTTCAGTGGAATTAGTAACTTTAACATCTGTATCATTAACATAATGAGTTTCTCTATTCAATCCACTAGGCATTCTATATGTGAGTACAGAACCACCTTTTTCTAGAGGAGGTGATGTGTTGTGAACCTCAAAAGCCATGGCTACTACCCTCGCAGCACCTTCGCGTAAAGGAGCATTCGCATTTTCAGATGGCAAAGCAATCACACTAGGTGGGTGCCATCCAATTCCGGTGTCATTCCATGTAGAACCACCAGTGTCAGTAGATGAAATCACGCAATTGCCTAAAGTCATTGCATTTGATGAAGATTTATATTCTAAAGCACCTGTATCATGATTCTCTTTAATTGAGTAAGCACAAGCAGCATGATACATCATCTCTGGTACTATGGTTATATGAGCGTCCCAATTGGTTTCGGGGGTAACACATTTCAAATCAACAGATTCTTTCTGTGAAATAACATATGAATGTGATACCTCTCCATCGGGAAATCCAGTGATAGCAACTTCCTTGTCATGATAGGGGTCAAGAGCTAGCGTTAACCAGTTCTTCCCATCGGCTGTTTGAACCCCTGATAGATTAGGTAAGTTAAATTTAGACATAAAGAAATTTATTATCTATAATAATTTTTACAAAATCACTGGTACGTGAGTGTTTGTGAAGCACTATAATTTTGCACGTGAATTAAAGGTCGCGTTCAACTATCCTGTTTAAACCAATATATGGTATAAACAGAGTGACACTAGTTGAACTTTCATAGATGTCCAGCCCTTGATACATTATTAAATTATAGTCTAAGCCGTAACGTTTAATCATCCATTCATGATAAAAAGGACTAGGTAATGTATCAAATGTTGTAGTCTTTATTTGCATATTATCAATTAAATCCATTCTGGGCTGTACATTTTGCACTTTTCTGTCCCAAGCATTCAAATATTCCATAAAAATGGGATTGTGTGATACCATGTGTTTCATTCCTATGATCACCGCTTTAGCCCAACAGGGTATTTCCTCTGGCGTCAAATGTCTATGAGTATAACAAATTTTCATAAGACTTTTTCCCAATTTGGGTGTCATAGCCCATGCATTAATACCTTCAACGGTACAAGGTAGTGGGTATGAGGACAGAAAATCAATGTCAACAGGATGTAAAGCTAGGCGACTCTTAGCTATCAAATTAAAGTGTTCATATTGATGTTCAACATACATTTCCATATTTAATAGACAAGCATCGCATAGATTCGCAAAACCTATTATCATATCATCTCCAGCTGCCAATATGACATAATCACGTATATTGAGGTGAGTATCCAGTGTATAAACTGTTGACATTAATGCTAGATTTGTGTTTGTGATAGTAGTGTTTGGGTTTCCCGTTTGCATTCTACCATGATAAGAAAATATCAAACCCATAGTGGTAGCTGCTATACTTTTACATGTCTTATATACAAAGCTGTGGACTTGAGGTATGTTCTTTATTTGATCATATAATATTAATTGACTACGCAAAGCGTTTGAACTTAAAGAACCATCCCATGACGTTCTATCAATTGTCCACCAGTATCTATAACGGTTATCCCATTGGTGGTGTATCCAATCTCCTACTGCCAGATTATCCATTTCACCTGCGTACCCTATAGTAGCATAACCATCTCTATCGCAGGGTACTGAATGATACATAGCTTTAGTTAAAGATCTAAAGTATTGACCTACATTCAAACATATAATAGTCTTTAAACCTTGCACGATTCTAACTGTGAAACGTTTAACCTCTAACTTCATAAGCAGAGGATCAAAAACCACCTTTAATGCTTTTTCAACTTTGCCGAAAGCACTATGATAAAAATCTTTCTTTGTACTAACAAAATTAGTTCCCATATCTATCATAGTATTAATTTGTTCCTTTACTCTAGGTTGTTGATTTGAATACCAATCTTCATAATTTTCCGAGTAAATTTTCCTTGCTTTCAACATCCAAGATTGATATTTGTGAATGAAATGATATGCAGCTTGTCTCCAACTGTCTTCTTCTGATAATTGAAATCCAACTCTTGATTCAAATGCAGCTTCTAAATTATCTGTGGTAATAGCTGCAACCAATGATGGACACTCTGAGAAACCAAAACCGTATAATATACCAGCTTCCTTATCTGGATTGAAAACCACTCTCTTGAAAATATCTTTCATAATATGTGATGTAAAATCCAATATAGTTAGGCAGGGTTTTGGTTTGAAATTGTAATTTTTAAAATACAACGGACCATTCCAAGTATGTGTAGACCACAAATATTGATCCATGTCTTCATTGTCATAATAACTTTTCCTATCAGCGCTACGTAAATACAATAGGACTAAATGGAATAAGAGTTGTTCTGGATAAAACATGTGCATAGCTATAATATTCCAGACTATGTGATTAATAATAGCTTGATTTAAATTCAAATTGTTCCTAATATGAAAAATGAAATGAAAAATTATATACAAAAGTAACCAAAAACTAGCCGGTTCTGTGTATAACAATTTAACAACTTCCAATATAGCTATATGATATCGAAAATATGGAAAATAATATTTCGCTATCTCTTCAATTACTGGTAACACAAATATAACAGAAATATATCCGTAATTGGTTAAAGCCATAGTAGCAGATTTAATATTAGCAAAATATTCTCCATCTATTTTAATCAAATCACATATCTCTGCTAAGTGCATATAAGGGAAATACACTTCACAAGACTGATTCACAAATGGCAAAGTTGCACTACCAATTGGTTGTATCATATATTCGCTCATCCAATTGACTATACTTTTATAACAATAGTCTGATACACAAACACAATCTAAACCTAAGCATTTGAAGTGTCCTTGGCACCACATATAATAGACAAAATTGTAACATCTGTGGCAAAGTTCTTTAAACCATACTCCTACATACGATTTTATAATAATAAAATCATCAAATAAATACGCTATTATCAGAATCAAATTTTTGTAAGACACGTATAATAGGGTACAGATTAACAACAAGGCTATGATAAACAAAGTAACCTTACTTCTAATAACCACATTTGCAACTTTTTCAGACATTAACATATAAGCCCAAGTTGCATGATCTATTAATTTCTTAGTTAGTGTCATTGGCACAGCAAAATGCTCAAGTTTATAATTCCTATGAGCTAGTGCATTATTATTCGCATAAATATCATCTATGAAATTATTAACGATTTTATCGTTAATTACCAGCTTAGTCATTGCACAAGCATCTTTGATATCAACTCCTTTTTGACCCATGCAATCTACGAGGGCTGCTACAGATCTAGCAGTAACAGGTTTCACGCCAAAGATTGATTTAACTTCCTCCAATCTATCTATTTTTATTGTTGAATTAGGTAAGCAATCATCTTGTTCTACTATATCATCTAGTGATGAAACTGGAGCATTAGTAATTAATAACTGATAAATAGTATAATATAACTCTTTGCTCTCAGCAAACTTACTAATAACTAAATATTGACCCTCAGTAAGTTCATGGCATGAACGATTTAACCAGTACGGGACACTATGTTTGTAAGGTGAGCTTGTTCCTGCTATTGAAGTAACAGTTTTTCCATCTGCACTTTTAAACCAAGTTGTGTTCATACAACATTCTCCTTTCAATTTTAAAGTTCTATGATAATTATGAACCACAACCCAAGCTTCCTTTCTAGTAGTACGTTGCATTAAATCAACTAATTGTGCAACATCTAAGTAATAAACTGAATGTATGAACAATAAAACATCTATATCATTAATAGGATCTGTCAAACTTCTTTCTTTAGCTTCAGTTATTACATAGGGTGGTAAGTCTTTTGTTACTTCATTGTGAAAATAATCGTTTGCTGACAAGTAACTAGTTGAAACTATTACCCTAAAATTAGGGTATTTTTCAGCCATCTGATCTCTCAAAGCTTGCTTACCTACATTCAAATTGGCCATTAAGGCCTGCACAATTCTACTAGAATTGCCCCAGTACTCCATAACTCGCAAATTCCCTTGATTCAGTTTCAATAATTTAGCTAAAACTTTATAACCTGATTCCAATCTTGAAACTGCTGCAACTACATGATCGTTATGGACTCGACCACCTCCGCATCTGTACTTATTAGTAGTGTTTGCTTGTAGCCACTTTAATTCCTCTTCATTAATAGTACTAGAAAGCCAGAGTGTCAACTGGTCCTGATTCGGTTGAAGAGTACAAATTCCTAGGCCACTAACAGTAACTTTTTGATCTATTGTACCTTCAGCCTTCAACTGCTCGATAACTATCGCTGGTTGTTCTTTTTCCTTTTTCGACTCTTTATTCTTTGCTTTATAATGTGCGCGTTTATTATTAAAGCTAGACATTATATGCTAAGTGTAAATAATCAAAGATGGGTAAAAGTTTTCCTGGG